AAAAAAATTTGAAAATTTGGCCTAAATTTTTAAAGGCCATAAGGCTAATTTCTACTTATAAGTGTAAGGAGAGAATAAAAGCCATAATTAAATCTTCCTATAAATAAATTTTTGGTGATTGTGGCGCCAGCACCTCCGTAATAGCTGGCGCCGCAAGGTTTAATTCAAAGAGGTGTAAAAATGTTATATGTAATTGGAATTATACTTGCTGGTTTAATAGTTAATCAAACTGTTGAAGATATCAAAGCAAGAAACAAATAAGTAAATTCTCGCATTATATGCGATTCTAATAGTAGGTTGTGGCTGCGGTATTTACACACCTCGCCGCAGCCGCGAAATCAATAAAGAGGTGTGTAGAAAAGAGGTGTACAAAATCAAAGAGTTAAGTCTTGTGCTAATTGGTTAGTTTTAATTTTCATAAATGTTTTTCTATGCACACCTTTTTTCAGAACTAATGAAAGAGGTGTGTTTTTATGTTTGGTGACGATTTAAAGAGAGGAAAGAGAGGTGAAAACTATGTGCGCGATTTAATGGCGCGCCGCAATCATAAGGTTATTGATGTATCAGATAACTATGATATTGGGTTTGATTTCTTTGTTGATGATATGAAGTGTGAACTTAAAACAGATTATGTAATTAACCAATCTGGCAACCTGTTCCTTGAAGAATATATGGATTACTTCAAAGGCGGCCGCACGCAAGGTTGGTTTAAAACGAGTAAGGCAACACACTTACTTTACCTTGATGAGAAATCTAAAACTCTCTATATCTATCTTCTTGATTCTTTAAGAGACTATGTAAAAGAAAACATTGGCTATCTCACTTTGAGAAGCCTTGATGATGGATATAAAACAGTTTTCGGATACTGTGTACCTATTGATGCGGTGCCGCATCAGACTATTAAGAGAGGTGCATAACAATGGAAACAGAAAAAGATAGAGAAGATGAGCTTTATGACTACATAGAAATAGTGGGTGAAGCCGCGCGCAACAACATTAGACTAGCTTGGCTATCACTACAAAATAAAAAAGAAAAAGAGAAGTTAATTCAAATAATTCAATGGGAGTAGAACAATGGCACTAACTGCAAAGAACAAACTATTTGTTGAGGAATATGTTGCCAATCACTATAACGCTACTCAAGCCTATATTACAGCCTATGGTTGTGATTATAGTTCCGCTAATAAAAAGGCTTTTACATTACTCAAAAAGCAAGAGGTAAAAGATTATATAAAGGAAGTCCAGAAGGAAAGAACAGAGCAGTTAAATATCAATGCTGATAGAGTGCTTGAAGAACTTGCTTCTATTGCCTTTGCGCCAAAGGATGATAAAGATATTCCAGCGGCCGCAAAGAACAAAGCATTAGAACTAATCCAGAAGCAGATTGGCGCACAGGCGCCGCAGAAACTAGAAGCAGATATCAATTCACAGGTGGTGTTCATTGATGACACAGATACGCTTGAGTGAAAAGATTGGTAAAGGTTATTCTGACTTTTGGAAATTCAAAGGTAGGTATCTAGTGGTGAAAGGTAGTAGAGCCAGTAAGAAATCTACTACTGCCGCAATCAAGATACTTTACAACCTTATGAAATATCCTTTATCTAATGCTCTTGTTGTAAGACAAGTATTTAATACACAAAGAGATAGCACTTTTAAGCAGTTACAATGGGCAGCTAATTACTTGAATGTGGCGCACTTATGGAAGTTTACAGTGTCTCCGCTAGAAGCAACATATTTACCAACTGGACAGAAGATTTATTTTAGAGGTTTAGATAATCCAGAGAGCATTACTTCTATTACTGTTCCTTTTGGATATATAAACTTTGTCTGGTTTGAAGAAGCCTATCAAATCAGAAAAGAAGATGATTTTAATAAAATTGATTTATCTATAAGAGGAGACTTGCCGCAAGGTTATTACAAACAATTAATTCTTACTTTCAATCCTTGGAGTGATAAGAGTTGGCTTAAGGCTAGGTTCTTTGATACTCCAAATACAGAAGATAAGCTGGCACTAACCACAAACTATTTATGCAATGAGTGGTTAGGCGCTGATGATTTGAAAGTATTTGAAGATATGAAGAAGTCTCCTCGCAGATATTCTATTGAAGGATTAGGTGAGTGGGGAGTAAGTGAAGGCCTAATCTTTGATAACTGGAGAGTTGAAGATTTTGATAGAGATTCTCTGGAATTTCCACTTTATGTTGGATTGGATTTTGGTTGGACAGATGCCACTGCTATTGCGGCGCTGCGCGTTGATGAGAAGAACAAGCGCATCTACTGGTGCCAAGAGTTTTATAAAACCAATCAGCTATTGGAACAGATTGCAGATTGGCTTAAAGAGAATGGATACAGCAAAACAATTATCCAATGTGATAGTGCGGAACCGCGCAGCATAGAAGAACTTAAGCGCCTTGGTATCACTCGCGCAAAGCCTGTGAAGAAAGGCCAAGGTTCAATAATGGAAGGAATACGAAAGCTACAAGAATATGAGATTATAGTTCATCCTTCTTGCACTCATACAGAGATTGAATTTAGCAACTATCAATTTGCAAAAGATAAGTTTGATAACTGGACAGATAAACCAGAGGATGGAAACTATAACCACTTGATGGATGCGGCGCGTTATGCGGTGAGAGAACTTGGTAAGAACAAGTTAAGAACATTAGATAAGAATGTTCTATAAGGAGGAAATAATAAATGTATTTTATTAACAGTTTAGATGAACTAACAAGCGCCAAGATACAAAAGATTATTCAGCTCTGGCGCGGCAATGAGTTAGTTCAACTGCAAAAGTATAAAGATTACTATGATGGTAAGCAAGAGATACAGAACAAATATGTAGAAGATAGTACAAAGCCTTGCAACAAGATTACAGTAAACCAGTGTTATAGGGTTGTTCAATCTTACTCTGGATACTTAAGTGGTGTACCAATTAGCTACAACAGTGATGAAGATATTAGTGATATTTTAGAGATTCTTAAGTACAACGATTATCACAAAGAAGATAACCAATTACTGCGCGATGCTCTAATTTATGGAGTGGCTTATGAACTTCACTACTTGGATGAAGAAGCACAACAGAGATTCATTTACTTAAATCCAACAGAAGTAATTCCTATCTATAAGAATGATTTAGAGAGAAGCTTAATCGCAGTAATCAGATTATATTCTGCTAATGATGTAGATGATACAAGCAAGAACTTCCTTGATATCTATACTGATACAGAGCTGCGCCACTACCAAACAGATATAAGCTTTAGCGCAATGAAGCTTTTATCTATTGAGCGCCACTACTATGGAATGGTTCCAGTTGTTGACTTTGAACTGAACCAAGATAGAACTTCTATCTTTGCACAGATTATGGATTTACAAGATGCTTACAACAAACTCTTATCTGCTAATGTAGATGATTATGAGGCCTTTGTTGATTCTTATATGTATCTGAAAGGCTTAACCGCAGATTCAGATGAGTTAGCAAAGATGAAGATTAACAGAATACTTTTACTTGATGAAGATTCTGATGCTGGCTATATTACAAAGCCAGATAACAGTGAAGGAGTTAAGAACCTTTTAGATAAGATTGAAGATAGGATTGAAAGAATAGCACAGGCTCCAGATTTCAATGATGAGAGCTTTGGTAATGCCAGTGGTATTTCTATCAAATATAAGCTGCTGGGTATGGAAAATATCTGCGCTAATATCGAAGCTAATATGCGCCAAGCATTACAGAAGAGATTAGAGCTAATCTGCGCCATCCAGCGCTTAACCGCATCTGAATTTGTTTGGCGCGATATTAACATTGTGTTCACTAGAAACATTCCAGTTAATGAGACAGAACAAGCAGAACTTGTTAATAAGTTAAGAGGAATTGTTAGTGATAAAACTTTACTTTCAATTTTACAGTTTATCCCAGATGTAGATAAGGAGATTGAAATGCTTGAAGAGCAAAACAGTAATTCTCTTTATAACTTTGGTGGTGATGTAGATGAGTAAGTATTGGCAAGAAAGAGAAGCAAAGCAAAGATTACGCTATCAAGCTAAAACAGAGAAAGAAATAGAAAAAGAGTTAAGGCGCTTATACAAGGCCGCCGCAGACAAAGTAATAGAAGATATGGAGTACATCTATCCTTCTCTTTTGGAGGATGATGTACTTTCTAACTATTACTACAGATATATGAGGTACTACAAATTAAGAGAGAAAATTAATAAACAACTTACTGCTCTTGGACAAGATGAACTTAAAGAGCTGGAGAAGAAGTTTGAGAAGATGTACAAGTATGCTTCTTGGAAAACCTTGGAAGGCTTGAACTTTTCTATTGAAAACCAGATGGAACTTGAAAAGGTTATTAGTTCTCTTTGGGATAACAGAACATCTTGGAGTGAAACAGTATGGTGTAAGGATGGGTTATCTGGCGCGCAGAGAGTAGAAAAACAGATGACAAGCTTACAAAAATCACTTGAAAAAGGGATGAGTGATTGTTTGGCAAGAGGTGCTAGTAAGGATGAGCTTGTGAAAACTTTGAAATCAAGATTTGGTGTTAGCTTTTCAGAAGCAGACAGAATGGCAAGAACAGAACTTACTTATATCCAGAACCAAGCAACAAAAGACAGCTATGTAAAGGCTGGTGTTACTCAATATGAGTATTTAGCAGAAACAGATGGTAGAACCAGTGATATTTGCGCCGAGATGAATGGCCAAAGGTTCGATATAAGCGCGGCAGTGGTTGGTGTTAATTATCCACCACTACATCCTAATTGTCGCTCAACTGTTTTAGCTGTAATTGATTAAAATAGATGGGTTTGTATTTGTACTTCTGGGAACCTATCTATTCACTATAAGTTATTTTTTTACAAATATATTAAGGGTTATTTAAGTCTTTTACTAGGGGTAGACGTTAAAGAACAACTAAATATATAGGGTTATTTGAGGAGATAAAACTATGGAAAATGAAAACAAGAATCTTGAGAATGGAAATCAAGAGGAACAGAAACAAGAAGTGAGAACCTACACACAGGAAGAGGTTGATGCGCTGCTTCAACAGGAGACAGATAGAAGGATTAGCTCCGCGCAGAAGAAATGGGAAAAGAAAAGCCAAGAGAAGGTAAGAGAAGCGGAGAAGCTTGCCAAGCTGTCTGAACAAGAAAGATACCAATATGAATTAGAGCAAAGAGAAAAGGCTATAGCAGAGAAAGAAAAACAAATGGCTCTAATGGAAAACAAAGCAGAAGCTTCAAAGGCTCTTAATGAGCGTGGGATTTCAATTGCATTAGCTGATTTCGTAGTGGCAGAGGATGCCGATACTA